CATGCTTGGCGAAATAACCGGGATCTGTCGGTACTTCCCACTGCTGCTGCTGGTATTCCGTGGCGTACTGGCCGTGAATGACGTCGATAGCGGTCCAATGCTTGATCTGCGGCAATGAGGCCAACAAAGTTGCCGCCGTGTAGCCGCGATGTGCGCCGATCTCCACTACGCGATGGCAGGGATCGAGCGATGCGGCGAGCGCCGCCAGAATCTCCAAGTCTCCCGGCCAGACGCATGACATCGAACCTTGCTCTTGCGGAAGCTGTAGCGGCGGGAACGCCAATGTATCCGGACTGACCACCGGCAGCTCGGGGAGATTCATTCGCCCTGCGATCCTGTGTGCCCTTGCTCCTCGGGGTTAGGTGACACTTCCGGTTGTTCTAGCTCACCTGGACCATAGCCACCTGTCCCACCTATTCCTAATTCCGGCTCCTCTGGTTCTTCACCAAATTCGTCAATAGCTGCATCCAGACCAGGATAAATGCCGTCCTCAATAAGCTGGTTGACTACGCCGCGCCGCAATGCGTCCTCGTTGAGAATGCCGTTGGTGGCGTAAATCTGCGTCGCCTGTGCTTTCTTGAGAGCAATATCAGCCTTCTCGCCATCCGATAGCTGCCATAGCGGATTCCACTCATAGTGCATGTTGGGATCTGGCGTGCCGAAGGCGCTGCGCATCATCACCTGATCGAGCATGCCTAAGCGCGGCGCGATCTCATTCTTCTGCTGATTTGCGCAATGGTCGTAATAGTTACGCAGATCGTCGGGACCGCCGCTGGTCGCACCGCCATGCAATCCCTGCCCCATCGCCGTACCAAATATGCGACTGACTGGAATGCCTGCCGCGCCAGCAACGAGAGTCAGAAATTCGTGCAAGATCATCGGCAGGCCGCTGTATTGCGTGTTGACGCGCTCCCACTCCTCCTCCTTGTCGAGAAGCAATGCCGAGATAACCGATTTGGTTTGCGCCGAGAGCGTGAAGCGGTCGATCAATCTGTTCTTGTAGTCGGTGTTTTTCAGGCGCAGCGCCATATCGGGGATCTTCACGATGTCGAGCTTGCCATCTGAGACAATCGAGGCGATGGACTGCGAACTCTGGATGAACGATTGCAGCGTATCCACCACTGTTTGCAACACGCTGTCGCCCCATCCGCCGCCCAATGGTGCCAGCCGCCAATCCGGCAGCTCCAGCCCCGGCAGCTCGAGAATGCGCGAAGGGTGGATCTGCGTCAGGCCGATATTGGTCGGCGTCGTGTACGGGTAGTTCTGCAACACGCCTGCCGGACTACGCCCGCCCGGCTCGCCCTTTTGCCTGTTGCCGAACGGAATCACATTGGAAGCGAAATTTGTGATGAAGCCCTTGATCGATCCCGGCGGCGGCTGTGGTTTCTGGCCGGGAATCGTCGGATAGGTCGTGCCGGTCTCGCCCTGAAATCCGAACATCGGCGTGGCGACGGTGTAATAGGCGGCGCGCGTGTAATACGGGTCGAGCACGTTATAGATGCGCGGCCCTGCGTTCAGCTCCCAGCGATGCAGCACGACGACGTACTTGAGACAGCCCTTCTTGCATTTCTCCAGATCGAGCGCCTGACTCGGATCATTGCCGTCATCAGCGCCGATCACCAGCGCCGCACCGCCATAGAGCCGCGCCTTGGAAATCCACTGCCTGACCTTGCGACGGATATCCATCGTCTTTTCGATGGTTTCGATGGCCTCGATCTGCTGCTGGCTCGCCTGCCATGAGCGCCATTCCCGCGTGATATCCTCGGCTGGCGCATCGATGATGGCCCGCGCCAGCCAATCGCCACGGTACATGTTTTCCAACGTCGCCCGGTCCAGCAGCCACAGCGTGAACTCGACGGCCTTGTTGCGGTCGACGCCCCATTGCCCGAGGCCGGTGACGAAGTTGTGCAGCGAATCCTTGACGTAGCGGACATAGCTCATTGCTTGGTCGCTCCATCGTTCATGTCGGAGAGCTGCTGCATGGCTGTTTGCTTCGGCCGGTAAAGCGCACACGCCTCGTCGCTGATGTCGACAATGGGCCGCGCCATGCGGAAACTCATCTGTCCGCCGGGAGCCGGGACTTGAATCGCCGTCGGCGGTGCGCCGTGGCACAGACGCTTGGTGATGTCCTCGCTAATCAGTTTGCCGAAATAGCAGCCGCCACATCTGTCGGTCATCCGAGCGGCCCTCCTGCATAGGGGAAAATGACCTCGACCTCATCGTCGGTCTCGATGCCGAGCGCATCCATCAGGCCGGGCGATATGTCGGCGACCCGCGAGGTGTCGGTATGCGGTCCCCAATCGGCCGGGTGGGCCAAAAGCATCAGGCCGGTTTTCGGTGCCAGAACCAGCGCCATGACGTCACCGCGCAGAAAGTCCTTCGGGAAAACATCATAGTCCCAACGCATGGCGATGTAATTCTCGTCGGGATCTAATCTTCTTGCCAGCCCGGTGGTGTTTGCCGGTTGCTCGTCCAAGAACAGCTCCGGCTTGTCCTCGACCGAATAGAGGAACGCCAAGCCTTCATCCGGTGCCACGCCGTCATCGTCCGGCCCTCCGAACCAGGAAACCTTGCCCTTGGCCCGCAACGTGGCCGCAGTCACCGGCCCGGCAACATCGGCGATGGCCTGGCAGATGGCCTCGAAATTCTTGTCGTATTGCTCGACGTCCGCTTCGGCATCGACAAAGCAGGTCTCGATCAGGATCGAGGGCTCATTGGTCATGTTGAGGAAATACAAATCGCTGCGCTTGTGCGCCCCGCGATTGATGAGGCCGCCAGCCTCGGCAATCGCCGCCGCGACCTTGGCGGCAAGCGCCTCCTGGCTCACATAGAGAACTTCCGTACCGCGTCCGCCATCGGTGGGAATGTAGGCGTTGAAATGGATTGATACGTCGAGATTGCGCGTCTGGCTGTTGTGGAAGGCGACGATGTTCTCAAGGTTGTCGGATTGCGTCTTGGCCTCGTTCTCATAGAACTCGACCACGGTGTGACCAAGCTTTCGCAGACGCTCGGCGACCTCCGGCACCACGCGCCGCGCTTCCTTGACTTCATCGAGGCCGTAAGGCTCTGGCCCGACCGCTCCAGGCACATGAAGGCCATGACCAGCGCTGATGACAAATTTCATTTTACGCCCTTTCGGCAGTGAGGCCGACGGGACGAGGACAGCCGCCGACCTCACGCGCCATGCTGCCGTTGGACGGGGAACGCCTCTCGACAGCCGACCCTATGGCAAATTCTTGTCCAACTGGAAACGCGCAACCTCGTCATCGAGCACGGCTAATGGCGTAAAGAAAGTTTTACCCATCGCCTTCTGGATGAGAAACTGCCCGAGCGCATTGTCGTAACTGCCGAACGCACCGAAATTCACCGCTGGCACTGCGGCCTGAACCGCCTTGTTCACCAGGTTGCGGTCGAGCGCGTAGGTCGGATGCAGAAAGTATTTCGTCGGCGCGAGTGCTTTGACGGTCATGCGGCTTCCTCCGGCTCCGGTTCATCTGGCTCCGGTGCGGGCTTCGGTTTCGGCTTAGGCTTCGGCCCTGGTTTGCGTCCCATCGTATTCTCCTATGGTTTCTGTCTTTCCAGATCACGCAAGCGTCGCTCGTGGTCCTCCTCCGTCTTGCTCAGACGTTCGACCGAATCAGCGATGCCTTTTACCAGAGCTGTATTGCCGGTAATACGCTCACTGATCCCGCGAACCTCGGCACGAACCTCGGATATTTGATCCAATTTCGCCAATAGCGTTGCGGTCTGTGCATCTTTGACTTGGTACTGACTCTCGGTTCTCTGGTTGATGGTGTAGGCCAGCCACGCCACGAACACGATGAAAGAAATATTCAGCACGATCAGGCCCAGCGCCAGCGGTTGCGACTTCATTCCTTCAACGACGGAAGTCGCAACCTTTCCACCTTGTTCGAGCGCGGCATTGGGCATTCACTCTCCACCCGTCGTTAAACAGTCCTTTATGAGAGTGTCGATTTCCTCATCCGATTCCACCACGCCAAACCGTTGGCCCCCGACATAGACGATTGCTTTCGTGCCGGGGGCCACATTCTTTTGCATGGCATCCGCAGGTCGCAGGATGTCGATATGCGTCGATTCGATCCGCATCTCTCTTTCATCAGGAGAGTGCAGGATTAT